ATCTCTCAAATATTCATTGTCTTTTCCTTGCTCTTCGAACAAAGAAAGATGCTATTGAACGCGCCAGGCGGGAGGTTTACGGGGATGATTATCAGATGGTGTTTGGAACTTGTTGCGTGGCTACGGAAATGCCATAGTCCAGCAAGTTGCGGCAAAATTCATTCGGGCATTTTTGGCGGTCGTCCCTGGGGGCGATCGATCGCTCGGAAGCGATCGAAGTCATCAACGTTAATAAGTATCTGAAATGACACAGAATAGCAGTTATCCGGGCAAATTTTTCTTGACATCGTATCAAAATTGATACATATTATGCCCATCGGGGCCAAATCGCCCCACAATGAGGCATATATGTACTCAGATATTTTCCTTGTTTTAACGTTTCTTTTTAGCCTCGGGCTGATCGCCTGGGGGGTGCTCGAAGCATTCGGGCGCCCATATGCTTGCATAGTTTCCGGATCAATCCTGCTTGTATCATGCGCAATCGGAGCTTTCCAGGCGGAAAAAAAGCCGGAGGTGAATGAATGATATTCGCCGCCCTTTCCCGCTTGCTCGAAAGATCTTATGATACCGCCACACTTGAAAATCCAAAAGATTGGTTACGTGATGTCAACGGGGGCCGGGTGCATACGCTCGCAGGGACAAACGTTTCTGATGTCAATCAACTTGACATATCCGTTAATTTCGCTTGTATTTCCCTAATCGCGGAAATCATGGCAAGCCTCCGGCCCACACTATATAGGGAGCGCAAGTCCGGGGGGAAAGACGTGGCTACGGATAATCCGCTTTATGATGTGTTGTATCTCAAACCTAACAAAGAAAATACGGCCTATACGCACAGAAACGTTTCAACAACTCATCTCGCGCTTTTCGGGAATCGATTCGATCAGATTGTCAGAGATGGCCGGGGCCGTATCCGGGAGCTTTGGCCCATAGTCCCCATAGAAGACCGAATCAAAAAATTACGAAATCCGGACACAATGGATATTCAATATCGCGTCCGTGTCAATGGGCGTGATGAAATTCTCCCGGCGGATGAAATTTTACATGTACCTGGCTTTTCGAAAACTGGTTTCCTGGGACAGTCGAACGCCAGTTTGCAGCGCCTTAGATTAGGCATTTCAAAGGCGCTTGACGAATACGAAGCCCGATTTTTCGGGCAAGGCTTTATGCCTTCCATGGTAGGCGAGTACGGCGGATCCACCGGAGCGGCCTTTATAAAAAATCCGGTCCAGCATGCCAAAGTTGAGAAACTGAAGGAGGATTACGCCGGGCTTGCAAAGGCCCACGGAATAATGATTGCCGAGGGCGGGATTAAAATCAAGCCTATCGAAAATCGCCTTGATTGGTCAATGCTCGATCAGCGCCAACAGGCCGCGGCTATCGCTATCTGCGGAATGTGGCGTGTTCCGCCTTCGCTCGTAGGAATCCTTTATTGGGCGACATTTTCAAACATCACGCATCTTGATCTCCAATTCGGGAAATATTGTATCCACCCGTGGGTACGCAGAGAAGAAGATTCGTTGAATTGTTGGTTGCTCACGGATGCGCAGCGGCGCGCCGGGTACAAGATCGAATACCCGGTGGAGGAAATATACCGAACGGACATTGAAACGCTGAGCAAGGCACTTAAAGAGCAGTGGGACCGAGGCGTCATAAGTTCCGACGAGTGGCGCGAGAAGTTAGGTCGAAATCCGAAATCGAAATTCGGTGAACAATATTACGTGCCGATGAATTATGTGCCGGAGGGTACGCCGATTGAACCGAAAGAATCAACGGAAAGGGAAATGAATGTTATCCCGCTTAAACGATCGGATGATGAGGCCGTGTAATCCGCTTACCGATTGTGGATATTGGCTTGAAACACGTATCCTGAAAGAGGATATGGAGCGCGCATTCCAGATGGTAAGTATCGAAAACGAGATGGACAGGATTGAAAAGGAACTTCGTAAAAATGGCGAATCTGATATACAGAGAAATCGAACTCGATAACCGAGAACTTGACGTCGAAAACCGGCAAGTTCCGCTGTCGTTTTCGTCCGAACATCCGGCGCCCCGGTGGGTAGGCAATGAATATCTATTGCACGGGGAGAGAAACGTCAATCTTTCCAGGCTTAAAAAAGTTGGGGCCGGCCTGTTCAATCATGACCCGGATAAAATCGTGGGGCCGGTGTCAAATATCCGTATCAGGGACTATCGAGGCTTCTTGACACTCGGTTTCGATGATGACGATATAGGCAATATGGCTTTCGGGAAGGTTCGTTCAAAAAGCCTGCGTGGGGTTTCAGTCGGGTACTTGATCGACAAGGCTGTTAGGATATTCGAAAAAGATACATACATCGTCCGTGATGGATTCGAAATCAAGGGCCCGGCGCTGATCGCTACCCGGTGGACGCCCTACGAAATTTCACTGACGCCTATCCCGCTTGATCCGTCTACGACTGTCAGGAGTTACAGTCTCGACAACATCGAGCTGGAAGAGAAAGCCCCGGTACAAGATACCGGTCGAAATATAAAAGCGCGGTTGCGCTATTTTCAACGCTTAAGGGGGTAATATGTACACAATCACAGATTTGAAACGGAAAATCGAAAGTCTCGAATTGAAATATAACGAGAATTTGACGGCAATGGAGCGGATGTCCGTGGAATATCCGTCTGACGCGACACAGTGGACGGATGAACAATCCGCGGAATTTGAACGGATCGATCAGGAACAAATCGAAAACAGGGCTGATGTTGCAAAATTTGAAAAACTTATGGATTCACTTGAACGGGAAAACGCCAGGCAGGCGGAGGCAGACAACTATAAGCGACGCGACCTGAGAGACCACGACGACGCGACCGCTTCCGGGATTGAAGTCACGGACGCGCCTATCTATCGGGGGCCGTTCGCACTCGGCGCGCAGCTCGCCGATTTGGCCGCAAGCCATGGCCGCGGTTGGGGACGCGCCAAAAAGAATCGGGATGCGGCCACATTGCGCCTGGAACAATGCGAGAACAGGCGCGCGCATATCGCCAATATCATGCACAAGTCCATGAATAGAGCCGCCGGGGATCCGTCATTCCAGGAAGGCGTCTATGAGGAAGGCGGAATTTTTCTTGAAGTCGAGACGTCAATGGATGTCGTCCGGGATATGTTCAACAACGATGCCATTTTGTCACGCTGCGACAGGCGGACTATGACCGGCCCCACGGATAGGCTCGACATGATCAGCGCTTCCCAGGACACGCGAAAAGACACGGCCACGGCGCCGGAAGTTTCCAGACATGGAGGCGTACGCTGGTATTGGGATCATGAACTTGATGATCTCGATTTTTCGGCGATGAAGTGGGAGAAACAGACTGTCCAAGTCAAGAAACTCCGAAGCGCCTACAATGCATCAGAGGAAATCTTACAGGACGTAGGTTTCCTGACCGGCGAGGTCAATCAGGTCGTAGGTGACGAACTCGCCTTCAAAGTCCAGGTTGAACTCATGGATGGCTTGGCGCCCGGTGCGTTTATCGGCCTTTTGAATGCCCCGTGCAAGATCGAAACGCCGAAAGTGGCTACCCAGGCAGCTGACACAATCATCTACGAGAATGCCCGTGATATGAAAGTGAGGCAACGCCGGTTTGCAAATTCGGTATGGCTGATTCATCAGTTCGCGCAACCGCAACTCGAAAGCCTCCATATTCCGATAGGAGACGGTGGCGCGCTTGTCAGTACTATGATTTACCGGCCTGCGACAGGCGAAGGCGCTTTTGACACGCTTTACGGGCGCCCGGTAATCCCAATCGAACAGTGTGAACCGCTCGGTGACGCCGGGGATATCGTCAACGTCGATCTTTCCAGGTATGTTGTCGTGGACAAGGGCGGGATGGAAATGGCATCAAGCATCCACGTCTTTTTCGTATATGATCAGCGGACATTCAAATTCCGGGTCAGAATGGGCGGCATGCCGAAAGATAAGACCGCGCTCCAAATGTACAAAGGCACGGACGAAGTAAGCTCAATTATTACGCTTGCTGAAAGAGCGTAGAAAAGGAGATATAATATCATGGGAAAACTCGACTTCGAGGCAATGCAAAAGTTGGTTACGGTGCAGGCTCAGACCGGCGCGTCCATTGGCGCAGGCGCTTATCTTCCGGTTTCCAAGTGTTGGGAGATATATTGTGACGTAACGCTGATCTACGGCGCTGATGCGGATTGCGTTATCACCTGGTATGAGGCGGATAACGTGGCCGGTGACAATCCCGTCCTAATGACGGAGGAGTTTCAGATCTGGCATGCCGTGGATATCGATACGGCAAATGCTTTGGTTCGGCAGGACAACGCCGCCAACTTCACTATCGATACCGGGGACGGAAAAAGTCAGACGGTTCGATTCAAAATCGATCCTGTACAGATCTCCGAGGGAAAAACGGCAATCGCGCCGAGCATTGGTGACAGTGACGCAGCGAACATTATTCATGCGGAATTCCACGTCGTTTCGAAATATGACGCAGGCGTATCACTCATGACGGATCTGTAATGCGCATCACGATGACACAGCACGTCCCCGGGTATCCACGCCCGGGGGCTGACATAACAGTGGATCCAGGCACGGCGGCGCGTCTGATAGGCATGGGTAGGGCCAAGTTAAATGACAAGGCCGGTCACGCTTTCCGTGCCGAGGTCGAGAAGTGGGGTAAACCGGCGAAGAAAAAGCGAAAACCGCGAAAGAAGAAGGCCAAAAAGGAAACGCCATCATGAAAAAATTCATACTTACTATACTATCTCTTTTGATTTTCGCGTCAATCGCCGGGGCTCAGTCCGCCACAGTAACCGCTACGACTTACGGCACAACGAACACAATACTTGTGCGCTGTGAGTGGACGGCGGACGCAGGCGGGGCCGTAAGTTTCACGCTTGACGAAACAACCGAAGGCGCCGACCTTCTTTCCGTACTACGTGGCCGATTTTGCGGCATTGCTGTTACAGCGCCCGGAACTGTCGCCCCTACGGCTGATTATGATATCACTATCGAGTATGCCATCACGGCCAGTATTGACTATTCGATTTTCGGCACAGGTCTTGCTGATAGGAGCGCTACGGTTGCACAGTCCGCCCCGCCACTTATCGCGACATATGCCGGAGGCTTTCCGATAACATCAACATGGACAGTATCAATCACGGCTGCCGGTAACGGCGGTCAGGGAGTGATTGATCTGATTTTTAGGTGATAAAATGAAGCGATGTGTCGAACAAATAAATTCATATCTAATCACGGCGCAATGCGAATGCGGCGGCATGTATAATTATGCCCCGTCCGAGCAGTGGCGCATGAACCCGGAAACCGCAGCGGCGAAACGGCAGCTTATCATGGGCGAGGAGATAGGCCATACATACGCGTTTGGGGATGATGCCAGGTCCGACAGTATCGGAAACTATCTCCATACATGCACGATATGCGGCGCTGAAAAAAGTTTTCAGGAAGTCTTCCCACGGGTCCGCAGGATGACAAACAAGATGGCTGAAGAGCTATCCAAAAAGGTTATCGAATGATTTCTAAGACATTCATAAAGTCCTGTTTTTCGCTGGTTTCCATACTGGCGTTCGTCCTGACGCTCGCCACAAGTGCAAGCGCCGTACCGTTTTTCTGGTATGGCGGCGGCGGGGGCGGAGGCGGATCCGGTGACATGCAAGCATCCGTATACGATCCGGCAGGGGGTGCGCGTCAAGTTGCCTTCAGTGATGAAGTTATCGGGACCGGCACCGCAGCCGGTCAGATGGTATTTTGGGAAACCGGCGGGCCGTCATGGGCGCATACTGAAACATCAGAGATGTATTGGGATGATACCGGAAAAGAGTTTTATGCGAATCTTATGACAATCGGTTTCGGCGCGGCCGGGGTTGATTATACCATTACTTTTGACGGTGAGGACAACGACGGGATAATCACCTGGCTTGAGGATGAAGACGCATTCGATATGGCTTGTGATTTGCAAGTTTCCGAAAGCCTCACGCTTGGCGACGGGACTGCCGTGGACCGGACCATCACGTTTGACATGGATACGTCCGACATCACGATTACGGCATATGATTCAACCGGAATTCTTGATGTATCAGGTGGGATGAGCGTGGGCGCACAAGTCGTTATCACCGACACGGCAAATCCACATATTAAAGGCGAATACGATGCTTCGAATTATTTCACGATGGGAGCGGACTCAAACGGATATCTGGATATTGTTTCATCCGGGGATCGTATCCAGATGACGACAGCAAATCATTTATTCGAAATGTACGAACTTAGTTCAACTTATTTTAGGCTAAAGGCTGATAACAGTTTTCAATTTTACGTGGACGGCGTTTCCGACAATTGCCAATTTACAAATAACAATGACGCAACAAGATATGCGATACGTACAGATGGCCGAATCGGGATGGTGAACAATGCCGGTATTGGATGGGATACTTCCAATATGTGGATTTGGCGACAGGGCGGCGTTTTTAAGATCCAATCGCATGCCTCCGAGCCCATAGGGATCAACACTCTTGGTAATGACGTAGGGATTGGAACGGACACGCCCGACGCCAAACTTGACGTATTGGGAACGGTACGGGTGACGAACACTGACAACGTGGATTATGCCGAGCTTTCCGTTGATGCGGATGGGGATTTATCCGTGGTGCCATCCGGTTATCATACGGATATCGATGGAATTATATATACCGATGACCAGTGGGATGGGATGGGCGTCAATACGGATGATACGTCGCTTGCTGTCAATGGAGCTACGGTATATTGTGGAATTGATGTGCTGCAAACCACTGCCATAGTCGGGATAAATCTATCCAAACAATCCGATCTATCTCCGCCAATGGCGGCGTTTACGCGAGCCAGAGACAACGCCGGTGTTGCAGAGATAATCCAGGATGACGATGTTTTGGGTGAGATCCAGTTTGCCGGTTACGATGGAACCGACTTCGCTCAAGGTGCGATTATTTTAGCGGAGGTGTCCGGTACACCGGGCAGTGATGATATGCCTTCAGCTATTGTTTTCAAAACATCGGACGACGCAAGTCAGACACCCACCGAGCGCGTCCGAATTACGCCGACCGCTACGGAAATCACGGCCGGGGAGTTGGAAATACCGAACGGCGCGAACCCATCGACAACGGTTGAGGGTTCAATAGCATACGATACCGATGAAGACGCTTTAGAAGTATATGACGGGACGAATTCCAGGCTGATGCCGTCACTTATACAAAAAGGCGCTACGGTGATCGATCCGGACGGCTTAAGCGTGGATCCGTTCATGATTTACGTTGATCCGACTATGTATCCCGGCGGCATAAAATTGACGAAAGTCGCATTCCAGATTCCGGCGGATGCCGCATACACGCTCACTTTCGAAGAGTGGACCGGAGATCCCCCCGCTTTTTCAACGACAATCGAGGCAGTCGTCACAACGGCGACGGATAACTACGCCGAGGTTACAGGCGCATCGATTGACGACAGCGATATTGCAGCCGGTAATTGGGTTGTGCTGGATTTCCCGGCGACTGCGGTCGATCAGATACACGCCATGGTTTATTTTTGGGTGAAGGAATACAATTAAAATGCGGTTGAAAATCCTCATATCGATTCTTGTATGTCTTGCGGTTGTCGCATATACACCGTATCGGGACACAACGCTTCCTCCGGAG